TGCTGATTTGGTGACAGATCAGGGATAGGCGTAGGCAGAATATCCCACGGGGGGGTTCCGCTATCCAACAAAATATCTCTGAGCCAAGATTCCGCTGCGCGGCACTTGACTTCGGTAATCATCATGAAGATTTCAGAGCCGCCTTGCGCACGAATCTGTGTCAACTTCGCAGGCTCATACTCTCCATTACGCTGACGCATTGCTGTCAGCATCTTGTTCTTCATCGGCTCTTTGGCAATCTTGGCTGCATCCCAGCATAGACGCAGGTGTGCAGAAAGCCCAAGGATCATGGGCTGGTTCTGACGCTCCTGCAAAGCAGCCTGTGCTGCCTCCGCCTCTTGGCGGTTCAGTTCGTCGTTACTTACGACGCGTAGGAATGTAAGCCCAGCAGCCATTTATTTCTTCGCCTTTTCCATAGCCTTGCGTTCCATCATCTGCCCAATAGTCATCGGAGGCGGCGTGTACTCAATCGGCCCCATGATGTCGTCGAAGGTCATGGGCTTGCCAGCCATACCGCTGGTATCCATCTTGGTATTGTCCGAAATGATCTGGTATGACTTACCGTTTTTGGATTTCGACATCTTCATGCTGATTCTCCTCCTACTACATATTGTAGTGTGGACATAGCAGCAAGTATACAGGCTGTCAAAAGAAAAAAGAACCCCGGAGTAAACTCGACGGGGTTAAAGGCATGGAAGGAACATGCCGGAGGTGACAACTGCAACTCTATCATAACCGCGAATTAAGTCCAACCCATGCTGGCGACGGACTTGATTTCCCGGCGCTGGGGTAAATGATGCCCCTCGCCAACGGAGGCGATATGGAGCATGAGGTATTGTAACGCCTCCGCCACATGAGAATGTTTATTTTTCTCAATATCGCCATCGCCTCGGGGTTTATACCTATATCCACCCATCATCGCCGCCTTGAGTTGGGTGCATCCGGGGTCAACGAGGAAAGCCGGATCGCCGTCCACCTGACGCATCAGGTAGTCATCGACCGCGTTAATCCGTGCTGAAATGCTGTTGGTTCTGGCTGGCATGACCTTTAAGCCCTCAGCCTTGATGATGTCCACCGCACTGCGCTCATCCGTCTGCGCCCGCTGTACACCTGCCGGGTCGGTAATCACCATTATGGGAGCCCCGCCGAAGCGCTCAAATATGAGCGGCTTGAGCATTGTGCGAACAAATCGCTGTACACCCATGTCAAAACTTACACACTCACCCAGCACCAGAGCCCGACCACGCGGGTCTTGCTGACCGATAACGGCTGCGGGGGTGAGGCCCAAGTCCATCCCGATAACAATGGGTCGAACCCCATTGTTGATATGGCGAAGCCTCTCTCTAGCCATATGGTAGTCCGGCCTGAAATACTTGTAGACTGGCATACCAGCCGAGGACAGGCCATACTCGCCGTCGATGTAAACCCGGACATATTCCTCTGACCGACCTTGGGTGTCGTAGTAGCCGTCCGGAAGGTTCTCGATGTTCTCGGCATAGACCGAGCGCCCACTGGGCTGCTTGAATACGGCCCAACCATTATTGTTCGGAGATACGCCATCTTTGGGATCAAGTCCTTCCATCTGGTAGTACCACCAAGTATCCATTGTGGGCGGGTTGGTATCCCCCCACATCCCATGCCATGTCGGCCCACCGTCCTTGGCTGACGGGAATCGACCAATACGCTTACTCATCGCATCCACAATATCTGGGTGGATGTCGCGGCACTCGTTGAACCATGCGAATGTTAGTTCGAGGGAGTTAAAGTTAGACACATCGTACGCATCGTCCAGCGCCCGGAACATAATATCACACTCTACATCCCCCACCTTAAAGAAGTAAGTCTTGGTGGTACGCATGTACTCCCCGCACTGCCCCGGTGGGAACCAGTCGAGGAATGTCTTGATGGTCGTGTCCTGTAACTGACGCGCCGTCTCACGGACTATGGCTGCTCTCGACCGCCTGCGCCCACTTGCGTCTGGATTCTGGAGAGACGCCCTGCGCACAATCTCAAAGGAGCAGGTCACCGACTTACCCGAACCTACTGGCCCCATCAGGACTCGCATCTTGGAGTCGTCCGCCATGAACTTCTTACCTGTTGGCGGGGGGGTGTAGTTAATGTCAAGCGGCATCCGCAGTCTCCACAAGCATGACGACAAACTCGCGTCCACGCTTTTTATGTTTGGTGATCTTGGTTCTGAAGGAAGCCTGTGCCTCCCTTAGCGCCAATGTAAAGTTATTGTACTCCGCAGAGTTCGTGAAGATCGCAGCCCGAAAGCCGTCGTAGGTAGCGTTAAGCCTATTCAGTATGCTCGATGGCAGTGACATCTTCAGCCTCTATGGTCTGTGCTTCAATCGTGCGGGCGTCCTGTGGGGAACTGCCAAGGTTGATCGTGATGCGGACTCCGCCACCGCCGCCTTCACCTTGTGTACTGTCTTTGGGTTCAAGTCCTGCCCACTTCACCGTGGACTTAATCAGATCGGCTTTGACCGCTGGCGATACAGCCGGGTCATGAATTAACAGCCAAGATGTTGTCAGGAGTTCTTCTGCTTGGGCGCGGGCCTTGAGTTTGAATGTGACACCCTTCTCGCGAATCTCAGTGCGGTAGTTCTCCACCTTCTTGAGAAAGACGGGATCGCCGTTAAAAGTCAGAATGGTGTTGGCGTCGATCTTGTGACGATCCATGACTTCTTGCAAAGTCTCGCCGCTGCCCTCCAGTGTGAGAGCAATGTCGAACGCCAGCCTATCTGACCACTTGGTGTGGTGTAGTGGAAGTGTGTCCATGCTCGCGAGTATAGCCCAACTTACGGGTGTGTCAACAGCAGACAGAACTCGGGGGCGGTGTGTGCAACAACCGAATCCCACTTTGCCGGAACCCTGTGTTCCGCCCCCTTATAGTGAGATTAGCAGAGTTACTGCGGTTTATGGGAATTTGCTAACTTTACACTATGGTTTTTAGGGTCTTGGTTTAAGAGGTTGCCTATATATACGGGGGGGCTATGCAACCGCGAGTCCATGTACCCCCCTCACCCCCTGCCCGCCAGCGCCAGCCAGCGCGATAAGGCAAGGCGCGAAGCGCCTATTTGCCCCGTACTTGACCTTTTTGTAAATTATGGCAATCTGAATTTGTCGATGCAATTGCACCGACCCGCCGAAAGCGGATTGTTCTTTAACCTTGTTAATAGGAGTTCTACCATGAGTGATCGCACTCCGACCGCAAAGCGGTCTATCGCCCCCGTTACTGTGACGGTTGAAATCACAGCGACCCGTATCAACGAGAACGGCACGCTCTCGGGCATTACGGCAAAGGTTGTCAAGCAACCAGTCAAGGGTAACGAGTTTAAAACCTCGGTTCCACCAATGGCTGGCGGTGCAATCTACCTAAAGGCTCTAAGCCTTGACGGATTACAGATTATATCCGACGACACCCCGAAGGCGGTAGGCGCGAAGGTCAAGTTGTTCTAAGTAGGCGGAGCCGGAGAAATCCGGCTCCTTTTTAACCCGCACAATGAAGGAGAAATCCATGAGTGCAAAAGCAAAAGGCGAGCGTAAAGTTCGCAAGCAAGAAACCAATCAGTTCGTGGTCAAGTGGATAGAAGGCGATTCAATCTTCTTTCGCTGGTTCAAGCGTGACAGATACGCCGTACAGTTCCAGCAAGAGTTGATAGACGACGGAATCCCACCCGAGAATGTTCGGATTCACATGAAGTAACCAACGAGGAGCGGAGGCGAAAGCCTCCCTCCCCAACTAACCAAGGAGAAAACCATGAGTGATGACACCAAAGCAATACTCGGAGCAGTCATAGCAGCACCAATCCTCTACTTCCTACTCGTTGTAGCGATGTCCTTCTAACCCAAGCCCGCTTCGGCGGGTTTTCTTTTGTCTGTAAAGTATATATAAAACCATACGCCGGGGGGTGCAGGCATCGCATATGGCGCAACTTGACGCATTAAATGTAAAGTAATGGGGCATTTGCCACAATCTAAGCAACAATCTACGCACAATCTAAGTTTTTCAGGGCGTTTAGATTGTTTGCCTCCGTACTTGACAGCCGCAAACGCGCATAAAACCAAGGAACCTTACTCTCTATGTCTG